GCTCTTGAACCATCTGCGTAATCGGCCCTATTGGAATTATTTTCAAACCCCCCAAGGCCCCCATAGCCAGTTACATGACTCCCAAAACTACTATTTGCGCCGCTTTGACCGAAACTATTACTGCCTGAACCCACACCACCCGCACCAACGGTAATTGTCTCACTGCTTGAAAGATCCACCGCCGCAAGAATGCCAATAACGCATGAGGCCCCAGCCCCGCCACTGCCGCTATGGGCATTATGCCTACCACCAGCGCCACCACCGCCCCAGCAGAAAACAATTACCGTTGTTACACCTGCTGGTTTTGTCCAAGTAAACGTACCTGGCGTTTCATACTTGGTAAAAGTAGAACTGATCGCATTACCCCAAAGCAGTGACGTTCCAGTTGTAATCAGTGCTTTGTTTGCATTTCCGCCTTGGCTGGGAAGTAGTGCTGCAATCGCTGCGGCAGCAGTAATCTGGCCCGTTCCACCGTTGGCGATTGGTGTGACGCCACCGGATTCAAAACCAGCCGGGTCTAAAACACCAACAGTGATCCAACCGGTATTTGCAGAGTTGCGGATTTTCCAGACTGGCGGGCTGCTGCTTGTATCAACCCAAGGCTGAAATGCAACAGTTTGAAAGCCAGCCTCTGTAGGATCAGAAGGCCCAGAGCTTTGGCTATAAAGCGCAGCAAGATTGTCGTTAATATCTGCGCGAACAGTCGGGAATGTTGCGTTTTGTACGACTTGATCGCTTTGGGCCATTACAGTGCTCGACCGTATCCAGTCGCAGTGTAACTGAAACCGCTATTTGTCGCTCCTGTAAGCGTTGCCGTAAATCCTGTTCCCGTAACGCTACTCAACGTCACATAACCATCCGCCCCAAGGTCTGTTGGAGTGATAACCACGTCAGGCGCTTGATAAAACGCATTGCCAAATGTCACCGCGCTGCCAGACGAACCAGTGCCGGTTTCTGTACGCCGCCGCAGTTGGAGCGTTGCACCAAGCTGATCAGCCGCGACGTTGATGTTCGAGCTTGTTGTAGTCAACTGCGCTTTGATCTGGATGCCGCGACCTTGAATCACACCTGCAACGAACTCAGTCCATGGTCCCCAAGTTGGTGATCCTGCTGGATCGCCATTCGTCGTTCGCACGTAAGTCACCGTATTGACCGCATCTGAAGTCGTGCCATCAAAGAAGCCAGTCGCATCGTCAAACAGTCCGGGGTAGTCATCGAACAAGGTTCCCGTTTGAACCGTGGGGCGACTAAGAATTGTGCGGCGAATAATCGTGTCATAAACCGCACCAAAGTCAAAAGTATCTTTGTAGATGTATTCAGCCTGCCCATCAACTTCAAAGTAAAAATCAACGGCATAACCCAACGCAACATAAATGTCAGGCTCTAGCACTAGCGCTGTTTCAGCTACGTCATATGCACAGTTAACAGCCGTTCCGTCAAACGGCGGAGACAAGCTTTGCTCTGCATAGGTTTTGACCGTCAGCAGTGCGTCAGGATCAGGCAGTGCAACTTCATAACCAACTGCATTGACAGAGCGATTGCCAAGGAAATCTTCGGCTTTGACAAAGTACGTTCCAGCAAGTAGTGGCACCTGCTTTTGGGTGGATGCACCAGAAACGCCGTCAACAATGCGGTTGCTGCTATTCCACTCAGCACTAGCCAAAGGTCTTGGATCGTGGCGAATAATGATGCGCCCACCAAGTTGCACGTCTAGCTCATCGACCTGATCCCAAGACAAAATTGCCAGCGTGTCAGTCGTAGGCGTCAGGCTTAGATCAACGATGTCAGCCGGTGGTGCACCAAGACCTTGAACTGTGTAATTAGCAAGAGCAGGTTTGCTGAACAGAATGCCGCTACCGCTAACGGCACTGACTTGGATTTGATAGTTACCTGGCTTGGCGTCAAGGATGTCTAGCGTGGTGCCTTGGATGATTTCTTCAGTAAAGTTGTCGTCTTCGTGGCGGTAACGAACGCGGAATTTCTTGGTGGTTTGGCCGCTGGGAACGCGCCAGTGCCACGTAATCTTGATGGCTACTCTGCCGTTCAGTACAAATTGAACTTCCTTGGTTGGTTCCGTTCCACCCAGAGGAATTGTCTCTAGTACCTCAAGGTCTTCTGGTGGTTCGGGGATAACGTCTAAGTTTGTCGCGTCACGCTGTTGGAGTTCTTCGCCATCTTCAACGTAAGCGTATTTACCCTCGTTATACGAAACGGCATTGATGGTATAAAGCATTTGGTCTTGCTCTTCAATTGCAAGCACGCGCCACAGTGTTGGCTGGATGTTATTCGCGCCCAGTCCAAGGGTTTCAAGCATCCAAATGCTGTTGACGTTTGGGGTGACGCTAAACGCCCCAATAACAGTAATAACACCACCAGTAATAGTGCTAACTTCTTTGGTTTCAGCTGTGCCGTCGGGCAAGATGACGTGCAACTTGCTGCCTGAACCAAAGTTCAAGTCGGTGCTTGCTGTGTCATCAACCGTGATTGAATTGCTAGTTGCAGCATTAATTCGTCCTGCTTTGCGTTCACCAGCAACGACAGGATCAGCAATTTGAATCACCATGCCAGGCCGGACAACCTGCCCAGCATCAAGGCTTGACGTAAACGAGACGACTTCTTTCTCGTACTTGTCAGAGTACAAAATCCACTTGCCTATTCTTGCTGCTTGGCCGCGACTGGTGCAGGCAAACGCATCAAACTCTTTACGCACCACGCCATATTTTGCGATGCCATCATGGTCTTCGACTACTTCATAGGCTTTGTCTTTGAGGTCAATATCGAGATAGCTAACCACAACAACGGTGGGGCGAGTTTTTAGACTGCTACCGCTATACGTGAAGCCATCTTCTGTGACATTGGCCATCGTGAATAGATAGGCCGGATCCCGTGGTGCGTCCTGTGCAATCGTCAGGCTGCCTGCACTCCAGAAGCCCTGACAACGCATGACTGACAACAGGTCGTTAATAAGCTTGAAAGATTCCTCGGCTGTTTGAATCGTGGTGTTGCAGCTGAAGCGGGCTTCCGTTCCACCAAACCCGTCATCAACCAGCTCGTTGCTGTATTTTGACGCTGCAAAGAACGCCCACTTATCGAGTTGAGAGATGTCAATATGATTGCCGAAACCGTATCGTGTGCTGGTCAGCAAATCCCATAAAATCCACGCTGGACAGGCGCACCATGTTGCAGCAGCAAATGTTCCGTCCCAGACGAAATTCTGTGGGTAGATAATTCTGCCGGTGTCGGAGTCAACGGTGACACCATTGGGGATCCTGACCTTGACACCTTTGACCAAGTACTTACGCGATGGGATGCTGTTGAATTGCTCAGCATCAACACGCAACCCGACAAGTGCGCTATTCGGATAAGTAAGCTTTGCCCACTTGATTTCCGTCAAGCTTGTCCAGCTGAAGGCGTTAGTCAGCAGCGAGTTACTGCTATCGCCCGTGATGCGCTCAACCTTGACATCGACGTTGTCAGTAGGGTTTGGTCGCTCCAGTTCAATCAAATAATCTTTTTGGTATAAATCAGCGGTGCGGCCACTGATCCTATCGTTGACAACCTCTAAAAAACCAGCATTTGCATACTGCAGATAAATCTTCAGTCGAACAGAAGTGCCTTCGGTGTCTCCAGTTTCGTTATCAATTTTTTGCAGCGATGGGATTGATATTGTGATTCTTACTGCATCAACTTCGTCATCAGTGACGCTTTCTATGATCGGAACTGGTTGCGCAACAGGGCGATTCACTGCACGCTCGTTTTCCGTTCCAGGAGTTAGCGGGATATGCTCTTGGCTTTGCGTACCGTTGCGGGTGTAAACAGTAACGTCTTCAAAGTTAAAGTCGCCGGTTACGCCTTCCAGCTGGGTGTTGTTTAGAAAAATCGACTTGCTTCCGTCAACTAAGCCTTCGATTTCGCCTTCTGAAATAAGGTCAATAACATTTGCGTATTGCCTTGAATCAAGGGAGTCAGGTGTGGTCCTAGGTGAACGGCTACTGCCACCACCACCACCACCGCCTTTGCCGCCACCGCCGCCGCCACCAGCACCGATAATCGTTGTCATGTCCTTACCTGAACGGTGTCGATGCCAGCAGAGATAACAACGCTGCCAGTCAGAGTCTTACCGTAAACGATAGGAACAGGCGTGCCACCACGGCTTGTGTTTTGTACGCCAGAAAATGAATATGACTGAGACTTGCGTGGATCCTGTTCAGTATCTGGGCCTTGCGGGATTGCAGGCACCGGGGATATGGCCTGAGCAATGCCAGTTAATAAAAGACCTGCGCCAATAAAAAACAACGCAGATGATCCCCAAGCAGCGCCACCAGCTCCGATGCCGGTAACGCCAAACGCACCAGCGAATGCACCACCAGCACCAAAACTTACGGCTGACAGAGCAACCAATGCGACGCCGGCAAGGATAGTCAAACCAGCATTACCACCAGCACCGACAACTACTGGAACGATTTTGATCTCTTCCTGCCCAACAGGGAAATGCAACTCGTCCAGCGTCAATGCACGTTCGCCCACCAACACCTTGTAGTGTTGATCGGCCATGTGTTCTTCTAACGCAGGGAAATTTGCAATTAACATCCGCACTACTTCTGCTGTAGTGCTTAAATCCGCTTCTAATACAGTTCGACCGACGAACTTGGCAAGCTGCCCGTAAAGTCTGACCTTACGCAACATGACGCAGCCGCCTCCCTGAAACCGATTGTAGCCAGCCACCGTAAATATCTCTACTGCTTAACCGCCCCGCAAGGTGATGTAGCACCATGCCATCACCGATAAATACGGCGCAGTGATTCAAGCCTTTGCCGTTAATCTGCATTAGCAGCAAGTCGCCACGCTCCAAGGGTTCATCTTCAGCTAATTCGCGAAATCCTGTTGCAGCCCAAGCGCCATCAAACATCGGCGCATTCATGAACAGTTCTGGTGTTGCCGGACGATCCCAATCGCGCAGCATGATTCCCTGTTCTGCATACCAGTCACGCGCCAAAGTCCAGCAATCATTGACGGCCCAAGTCCATTGCCTGCCAATCAAAGGAGCCTTGTAACCGCAAGGGCAGTATTCGCCCCAGGTTTCAATTCGTGGGTTGACGATGTACCAAGGGAGGCCGTGCTTTTCTGCTGAAACTCGATCGGCTTCGCTGGGGACTGGTGCGGTATGCGGATGGCTGTGAACAATGCCGACAATTTCACCAGCATCTGATGCAGCAGCGTAATCCTCAGGATTCAGCACGAACATGCTTTCCATGTTGTGCGCCATATTGCGGCATGGCCAATATCGTTCACGACCTTTAACGACAACGACCAGACCGACCGACTCCCAAGGATCGCGGTCTTTAGCGTCTTGTAAAGCAGCGTCGCGCCAGGTCATGCGAAGAAAGTACCAATGCCGGGATAGCCGCCAAATGGCAGCTCGTTATTCTCACCAAATCTAGCTTCGCAGCTACTCTGCTTCTTGCCGCAAACATCCTCAGATGTATTTACAACAGGGTTATCATTGGCGTCAAAATAATTGGTGCCTGTGTAACCGCACTCTGCAGATCGGTACACCCACTGACAACGGCTGATGCACTGACGCTTGGGTGCGCGAACACCTGCAAGGTCAAATGCGCTGGCCATCTCAAACTCGACTAAGTTTCGATTTTCGGTTGATTTTCGGTCAACGTAATAAACCTCAATTGGGAACAAAGCAGTTGAATCGGGCGTGCCGTAAGGATTCCCACTAGGAAAATTTGCGTCATCGATGTAACGCGCCAACGTACGAAGCCGCGTAACTTTTGCGCCTTCCAATCCGTTCGGCAGTGTCGCCAGCAGAGCCGTAATTGTGCTGAGGATATTGCTGACCCTCAGCGTTGGCCTTGGCAAACTACCCTGACCAGAGTACGCAAAACCATCGGCTTCAATCGGCAGCGCTATGTAAATTGTGCCACCAAATACTAAATTGTTGCCAGAATTTTGTTTAGTGCCGTTGTGGAAATAGTATGTCTGATTTACGCCATGTTGGTCAGCGTTCAATTCGAGCTGAAATAGCTCAATGATTGCGGTTGGATTGATTCCCTGCAGCTCACCAGTTATCGCCGCACTGGATTCAGTGTCGGTATAACCGACATCCCAGTAACCGGAGACAACGTAAGCCATGTTCAGCTAACTACAGCTTTGATAATTGCAAAGCCGATTACGATTGCTTCTGACAATGATCCGCCAGTAATGTTGCGGACATTGATACTCGCAGATCCCGATCCAGCCTGAGCGTTCAAAAGATACGATCCAGCGGTGCCTCCGCTGACATGGTTGAGAATAATGATGTCGGTAGCAACGACCTCGGTGTTGGTCAGCGTGAAAGTCACGGTTGTGTCAGCAGCAAGTGCTGCTGCGTTCATCGTGATTTGACCGCACTTTTTGCTAAGCGTGACGCCTGTGCTTTTGCTAGTAGCCTGCGTTACTGTGCCGCCTTCGCCAGCTACGTAACCAGCTTTGTCTGTATTGAGGTTGGTGAAGTTGGCATCAACCTCGGTGTGAGTGAGTGGTGAGCCCTTGCCAGCCCTAGTGACAATAGTGCTCATGGTTCAAATACTTGGCGGAATGTTGCTTGTATCGTAGCTCGATTCAGGTAAGGAATTGATTTCGACCATTCAGAGCAAATCCATTTGTAGGGTGTTACTGTCCCAGGCGGCGTCCAATCAAAAGCAGCGTTATCAGCAGCACGCGCATCAAGGAACGTCTCAATTGTGTCAGCATCCGTTTCCGACACAACAAAAACTAACGACCACTCTTTTGGATTTTGATT